TTTGAACCTTGGACCTCTGGGGATACCAGAGGTCCAAGGTTCAAATCCATGGGGCTTCTGAGCTTATCCAAGCTCAGTTTAGCCGCGTGAAGATCAGGATGCTCATGATGGATCATGAGAAACAAGATCAGCGCACCGGTCCCATGGCGCAGAAGCATCGAAGGGTGGACTGACACCCTTAAGGCGGCCGGCCTATCAGCACAGACAATCAAAAGCCGTCGATACAAGATGGTGCATCTCGCGGCACTGCTCATGCCATCAGGTCCCGAAGACGTGACCACGGAGCAGATCGTGCAGACGTTCGCACGGCAGCAATGGAAACCGGAGACGCGCAAAGCGTACAGGAACACCATATCGTCGTTTTTCCGATGGCTGCATAAAAGCGGCAGACGGTCGGATGATCCGAGTCTGGACGTGCCAAGGGTGAAGAAGCCGCACGCGCATCCCAGACCATGCCCGGACCGTTACATCGCTGCGGCGATGGAGATGGCCACGTCGTCGGAAAGACTCATGATCCGGTTGGGCGCGGAGTGCGGACTGCGGCGTGGCGAGATTGCGCTGGTCCACAGCGATGACGTGGTGGCCGATAGCGCCGGCCGGTCATTGATCGTGCGCGGCAAAGGCGACAAGCAGCGCATAGTGCCGTTGCCGGATGATCTGGCCTGCATCATCATGGACGCGCGGGGCTACCTGTTCCCTGGCCGGTTCGGCGGTCATGTGGAGGAGTCCTATATCGGTGACCATATCAGCCGCCTGCTGCCGGACGGGTACGCCGCGCACACGTTGCGCCACCGGTTCGCCACCACGGCCTACGCCGCCACACACGACCTGTTCGTGGTCGCGGAACTTCTAGGCCATGAGTCGGTTGAGACCACGGAGCATTACGTGGCCATGCCCGACGGCCGTCTGAGAGAAGCCACGGCGGCCGTCCGGATTGCAGGCTAATCCTCGGCCTTGATGGTGATGTGCAAGCTGTCAAGCTTGTCGGCAACGGCTTTCTTGACAGCTTCCGCGATCTGGCCCGGGTCCGCGCCGATGCTCTTGGACAGCGTTTCAATGGCAGCGGCCTGAGCATTGATGGTGGCGTTGATGGCGGCCAGCGTGGTGTCGGTGATTTCTTGGGCGCGCGTCATCCATGGGCCCTTGCTGCTGGTCTCATGCATTGGCACGCCCGCAGCCTTGAGGATCTTAAGTTGGTCGAGCACGCCGATGTATTTGCATCCGGTCAGAATGTTCCAGTAGTACACCTTTCCGTCGTCGGTGTTGTTGAAAAGCATTTCCGCCATGTTTTCTTTCCTTTCCTGATTGGTTGTTTTGCCGTTGAGTATGGCGTTGGCTGTATCGATGACCTGCTGAAACGGCAGGCCATTGGGCGCGAGGTCCGGACAGCACGCGTGATCGGTGCCGGGTATCTCCCGGTGCAGCCATACGTTGCCCTTTAGTCCGTCGTGCCACAGATGGTCCCAGCCGTATCGGCGCGCGATGTCCGCGCACAGTCGCGCGCTGGCGTCGATGCATGCCTGGGTGCAGACCGCGCCCTGGGCCATGCCGCCCTCGTGCTCAATGCTGATGCAGCTGTTGTTGCTCGCATAGTTCGCGTCCGAGTAACTGCCATCTCGTTCCGAAACGTATTGGTGGATGGTGCCGTCCGCGCCGATGCCGTAGTGAGCCGAGGCTTGGCTGGCGCTGTTGGCGAACGTGGAATCAGTGCCGGCGAGGTAGCCGACCATGATGTGCAGGGTGATGTGCGTCACCTGATATCCGCTGCGGCCGCTGTAGTGGTTCGGCGATCCCTTCCAGATGACTCCTTCCATCACTCGTCGGCCTCCGATTCCCTGTCGCTGCGGAACATGCCCAGCAGACGGCTGCCTTGCAGTTCGGGGTTGATTTCGCCAAGGTTCTCGATGACACTGGCCATCTCCGTGAGCACGATATAGGCGCACGACGTGACAACGAGCGGCAGGCTGAAACCGAGGTTGATGTAGGTCTGCGCGGTATCGATGATCTCTGCCAAGGCGACAACGAGCACGTAAGCGCCCTTATGGTACAGGCCCTCTCGCATTTTCGCGCTGCTGATATCATGCTGCATACATGCCTTGAGCAGACCGGTCACATAATCCATCACGATCAGCGCAGCCGTGACGATCAACGAGGCAATTTCCGTTTTACCCATTTCGCTCCTTAATTGTTCGTGCCGCCCGTGGCGGTGATGGTCACGTCGGATGGGACGGGGATGAGGTTCGGCAGTGGGTGGATCAGGTTGCCGTTCTTGATCTCGGGTCCTACGCTCACGGTGCCGTTCGTGTTCAATGTCAGTTCGCGGCCCATGGTCCCGCCGTCCAGGATCGCCTGGCCGATGCCCAGCGACTTGGACGGCTTGATGGTCCCCTTGCTGGGCTGGTACACCTGGTATCTGCCCACGTCCACTGTCGAGCGGAACGGTGCCAGTTCCACGCGGATCAGGCGCAGGGCGGCGTTGTACAGCAGACGGTTCTCTCCGCCGTAGGCCAATCCTGCGAACGATGCATCGTTCTGCATCCTGAAGCCGAACTCGACCCACTGCCGCATCGCCGACACGTCCGATGCCACGGCGAACTTCACCCAAGCCGATCCGGTCCAGACATACGCGCCGTTGTTCGCGGCGGTGGCGTCGGCGGTGACATAGCCGGTTTGACCGGTGACTCCGGTGAGCGTGGCGAGCGTGTTGAGGGTGGTGGCGATGACGGGTTTGACGCCTGTGGGAGTGCTGCGTCTGTCCACTTGGTCAAGCGCCTTCTCGAACGTGTCGGCCATGGCCCTGAACGAGTCCGGCGCGGTTGATACGAGGTCGGAGCCTTCGGGATATGAGAGCCCGTAGATTGGTGTTGTTGCTGTCATTGTGTTCCTTCCTTTTCGTCGATGGGTGAAGAAGTGTCGATGATCTGGATCATCGAGAGGTCGCAGATGTGCAGGTCGAGCTGCTGCCAGCTGATGGATGGCAGGTCGGCCCATGTGATCCGTTTCGTCAGCAGCGGCCGGAGCGCGGCCAGCGTCGCTTCCTGGGTGAGTGTCGGCTTGCCGTTGCGCCACCGGTATGAGAGCGTCCCGCCGATGGTCGTGATGGGGCCGGTGAAGGACGGTCGGCCGTCGGAGCCGATCAGGGCCGACGCCGTGGCCTTGACGATGACGAACGGGCCGGATGGGCTTGCCGCGTACAGCCATGGGCGCCGTGCCGGGTCGATTCGCGTGCTGTTGAACGTCACTTTTTCCGGGACCATGCGCAGGTCGTGCGATTCGAGCCATTGAGCGATGTTGGCGCGGTCAGTGTCACTGACGTTCGAGGTGCCGCCGCTGTTCCATACGCCGGCCGAGTCGTCCACGGCGAGCATGTCGGAATCGATGGTGAGGCTCTTCTGCATGGCGGTCAATTGTGGTGGCAGACGGTCCTGGTCTCCCATCGTGATCTCCACGTCGTCGAAAGAGAGCTTGCCGTTGTCCGATTTGACGCGTTTCGCGTTGATGACGACCTGTGTCAAAGGTTCGGTGATGCTCAGATCCGTCGATGCCTCGATGTCGGCCGCCGAGAGTGCGTGTCGTGTCTCTCCGTCGGTGATGACGTTGAGTCGGCCATCGTTTGACAGGTGCACGGCGATCGGGTCGGTGAGGAACAGCGGTCTGAGGGTTGATGTCGCGCCGTCGTAGACTTCATGCCATTGAGGGAGTCGTGGCCCGGCGGTGAGCCGGTGCAGCAGGTCGAGCTGCGATGGGTGGTCGGATGGCGTGTATGGTGCGACGCTTGACGGCAGGGCGAGCCCGTCCAGTTGGGCTTCCGGCGCTCCCTGCGCCGAGGCCCTGCGGTTCATTTCCTTGAGGCGTGCGGATGGCGTGCCTATCCAGTGCGCGCCGTCCCATTTCGTGGCCGTGTCTGTCGGTCCTTGGGATTGCAGGCGCTTCCATACGGCCATCCTCGATGTGGCGGAGAGTTTGAGCAGCCACCCGCCGCCGGTGGCCGGTTCGATGCTGCCGCCGGTGGAGACGGTGCCGGCGAACATCGTAGAGGCGGGCGAGTCGGTGGATTCCGGCGAGCCGGGGGAGTAAGCGCGGTGCAGCGAGTCGATCGGGATGCGCAGATCTTCCCAGCCCCCCATCGACGGCTGAAGATCTTGCCATCTGGGTTGATCGGAGAACTGCATGACCACTTTCATGCCGGCCAATGTCAATGCCTGGCCTGCGAGCCGTCCGGTCTCGTCGCGCAGGGTGAAGTTCATCACGGCAGGTTCGGGCTGTTCGTCGATGCTGTCGCTTCCCCACCGGATAGTGAAAGAGTCGAGGGCTGCGATGTCCTTGGCGGAGTCGTTCACCGGTGTCCAGCCGTTGCCGGTGTCGATGAACATGAAGCACTGCTGCATCTCATGACCTCCTTGCGTCGTAGTCGGCCAGGAGCCGTTTGATGGCCTTGGCGGTGCCGTCCTTGTCGATGACCTCGCCGTTGATTTCCACGTTCCAAGTGTTGACCACGGCTGGCGTGGCCGTGTTGCCTTGGGCGGAGAGGTTGAGTGGCATGGCCGCTAGTCTGCGGTTGGCGTGGCTGATAGCGGTTTTGACGTGGCTGTCGAACCCGGTGTTGAGGCCCTGGGCGAAGCCGGTCATGATGGCCTGGCCGGCGGGGATGAGCAGGCGACGGTCGTAGCTGATCGGGCCTTTGTGGGCCTTGATCCAGTCGCCGATGCCGCTGATCCAGCCGGTCACGTTGCTCCACATCGATTTGAGGCCGTTGAGGAATCCGCTGATGATGCTTGCGCCGGCGTTGTAGAGCAGTGTGCCGGCTCCGGAGAAGAAGCCGCCGATTGTGCCCGGGATGCCACGGAACCATGAGACGACGCCGTTCCAAGTGTTTTTCGCGCTGTTCGCGGCGTTGTTGAAGGCCCCGCCGATGGAGCTGCCGAGGCCGCTGAACCATCCGAGGATGCCCGAGACGCATCCGGCGATGAAATTGGTGAAGCTCGACCAGATGGCCTTGCCGGTGTTGGTGCAGGTGAAGAAGTAGGTGAGTCCGGCCACGAGTGCGGCGATGAGCGTGATGACCAGCATGATCGGATTCGCGTTCATGACCGCGTTGAGCAGTGCCTGAGCGACGGCGGCCAGCTGCATGGCGGTGGTGACGGCGGTGACGGCCGCCACGGCGCCGCCGACGGCGGCCACGAGTGGTGTCACGAGATCCGTGTTTCGACTGATCCAGTTGCCGGCGGTCTTCAGCCAGCTGCCGACCGTCTGCGCTGCCGTGGCGACGGTGTTGAGCACGTTGCCGAACGAGGTTCCGGCCGGCTGTCCTCCGGTCATCGCGTTCACGACGGCCATGATGCCGTTCCACAATGATTGTAGGCCGCCGCCGACCGACTGCGCGGCCGTCTGCAAGGCGGTGAACGCTCCGGTGTCCTTGACCTGTGTGAAGAACGTCTGCAATCCCTGCGTGCCGTTCTGCGCGAGGTTTGTGACTGCCGTCGCGGCCTCGTTGATGCCGCCTGTGACGGCCGGTTTGAAGAGGTTGAAGGCGTCGGTCAGGCCGCCGGTGACGGCTGCTTCGAGGTTTCCCATGGCTCCCTCGATGGTGCTGGTCGATGTCGCGGCCTGTTTCGCCACGTCGGTCATGCCGAGGTCCATCAATGCCTGGTTAAATTCGTCGGCGGTGATTTCGCCCTTGGCCATGGCATCCCTGAAATTGCCGGTGAAGGCCCCGTTCTTGAGCAGCGCCTCCTGGAGTTTGCCGGACGCGCCAGGGATGGCGTCGGCCAACTGGTTCCAGTTCTCCGTCGTAAGCTTGCCCGCTCCGGCCGTCTGGGTGAGCACCATAGCCACGGAGCCGAAGGTGTCTGCGTTGCCGCCGGCCACGGCGTTCAGGTTGCCGGCGGCCTCTGTAAGGCCGGTGTAGTCCTTGATGCCGTTCGCGGCGAGCTGCGCCGTAGTGTTCTGGATGGTGGACAGGTCATACACTGTGCGGTCCGCGTAGTCGCGCGCCGCCTTGCTTGCCTTTTCGACGTTGGCGGTGTCGATGCCGGCGAAGCTCATGGTGTTCATGAACTTGTCGGTGCTGTCCGACATGTTCACCACGTCGCCGGCGAAGCCCTTGATGGTGTTCCACAGCGCGGTCACGCCCTTGACGGCCAATCCGCCGATGGCGCTGCCGAAAGCGGCCGCCTTCGTGGTGGTCTTCTCGAACGCCTTGACGGCATCATCGGCGTTGCCGGTGATGCGCACGCTCATGATCGCGCTGTGCGCCATGGCTCACTCCTTCCGTGTTTCTTCCGCTTCCTTGAGCAGTTCGGCCAGTCCGGTGCCCCAATCCAATTCGTCGGCCTCGTTCCTCCACTGCCATGGCGTGCCGCCGAAACGGCTTGCCAGGAGGAACGAGAGACGGCCGAGCGAGTCTTGGGGCCACGCGGCTAGTCCGTAGGGTTTCCCTCTTCCGGTTCCTCCGTCGCTGTCGCAAGGTCGAAGGACGCCACGGTGTCGAGCCAATGGTCGAAGTCCGGGAGGTTGCGGCCGGCCATGCGGAGAGCGGCGTAAGTGGCGTATGCGCCGGTCCTAACCGGCGATTCGGTGATGGTGCCCCATCCGGCCTCGATGGCGTGCGCTTCGGCCTTGCAGGTCGCGCGCATCGTGATTGGGACGATTTCATGCTTGCCGTCGGTGTAGGTGATTCTCGTGGTTGCCATTATTTTCCTTTCACTCGCTTCAGTGTCTTGTCGATGAAGTCCTTGTAGACCTTTTGCCATTGGCTCTCGGTGGAGGCGACACCGTTGTTGACGAAGAGCCGTGGCCGGATGTGCCGTTTCGGCCAGCCGTAATTGATTGGGCCCGCGTAGGGCACGGCCTTGCGGCCGGCGCGGATGACGCCGGCGCGTTTCGTCGCTCCGACACGCAGGCTGCCGGCCAGCCGGCCGGTTTTGCCTCGTGGGGCGAGGTTGCGGACGGCGGGCAGTGCGATCTGCGCGGCCTCGCGGTTCACTTCTTTCAGGTCGTCCATGTCCGCGCCGGCCTTGCGCATCGTCTGCACGAAGCGTTTCTGGCCGACGACCATCAATGCCTTGCCGGCCATCACTTACCCGAGTAGGCCGTGTGGGCGACGTTCGTGACGGCGAAGCTCAGATCGTTCGTATTCTTCGATTTGACGTCGCCGCCGATGGCGATCGGGGCGATAGCCACGTTGAAGGTCCACTGGATATTGCCTTTCGTGTTCGGCACGAACTGGGCCGGCAGCGTCTCGCCCTTGTGGTCGAAGAGCCAGACGGCCAGACCGTCCTCGCTGAAGTCGTCGCCGACGGTGCCCTCGAAAGTCCATGTGGTGGTCGTGTTGGTCTCTTCGGACCCGTCGAGGTAGGTGGTCGGGTCGTCGCTGCTGTTCGACGGATTCAGCTGCGCCTTGGTCAGGTCGGCGCTGAAGTCCCTGCCATTTTCGGTGTCGGTGATTTTGAAGATGCCGGGGCCGAGCGTGCGGATCTTTCCAGTCATGATTGTGTCCTTTCTAATCCAACGGGTTGAGGGTTATGGTGTAGGCGGCCAGGCTGCCCGCTCCGGTCAGGTTGAACGTGCTTGGTTTCGCGTCCCGCAAGTTCACCTGGCGGTCGTGCAAGCGTTGCACGCCGTCAGTCAACAGGTCCAAGGCGGCCGCCTGCGTGGCCATGGTGCCGGCTATGAGATTCACCGTCCAAGTGATGGTCTGCATATGCCAGCCCTCGAACGTGAGTTCCGGCGGGTCTATCAGCACCGCTATTCTGCCTGGCAACGGGCGGGCGTCCTGCGCGTCGATGGTGACGACGCAGGCGAGGTCGCCCATGGCGTCCGTCAGCATGTCCATAAGGGCTTCGCGCTCTCGTGTTACTTGGCTGCTCATGCGATTACCACGCTCCCGGTCAGGATGCCGGCCGCGTTGAGTTTCGGCCACACCGAGCGCAACGGGTCGCTGCTGACCCTGAACGGTTCCAACGTGCCGTCGCCCACGCTCATGACGCCCAGTCTGGCGTCCCGGCTGTTGTAGAGGTCGGCGGCGCAAGAGGTAACGCAGTCCGCCATGACTTCCTGCTCCACGTTCCTATCGCCGAGCGCGCCGCGAACATAGCCGATGGCCGCTTGGATGACGCGGCGCACCCGGTCGTCGTCGCCGGTGGGAACGTTGATTTCGTCCCTCACCGCCGCCTCATAGTTCGTCCAGTCGTCGGCCATGTCACTCGCCAGACTTGGCCGTTGCCGCGAACTTCACAGGAATAAGCCCGAGCGGCTTGGTCGCCGCCACGGCCATATAGCCGTAGACGCTGTAGTTCTCGGTGAGCTTGGTCGGGTCGCCATCGCTGAGCTGGGTGGGGCCGCCCGACTCCCAAACGGTCACGGCCTCGGGGTCGATGAAGCACGCGGTGCCGGCCGGGGCCTTGGACAGCATCTGCACCGGGACTCGTAGGAACTTCCCCGCGATGCCGGTGAGGTCGAAGTCACCCAACGTGTCGGAGCCGTCACCGCTCAAATCGAAGAAGCGGCTGCCGGTGTCCTTGAGCTTGATAAGCGCCGCCATAACGTCCTTGGAGACACCGAGACGGGTCAGGCTCACGTTGCGGTCGTCGGCAAGTTCCGCCGCGTCCATGATCAGCATGGCCCACTGGTCGATGGTCATTGCCGCCAGCGTCGCGGGCGCGTCGATCTTGTTCGCGTTCGTCTCGGCGTCGCGCTGCGCTGCGATGGTGTCAAAAAGGAAGTTGCGCACCTTGTTTTCGGTGGCCTTGGCGTAGGCGTTGCGCAACGCGGCAAGAGCGGTGTTGAGCATGGGCGTGGTGCTGCGTTCGATGGTCTGGCGCGAAAGCGTGGTATAGCCGCCATAAGTCTCAATGTTTGCGCTCTTGGTGCCGAACGTGACCTTGCCGAACTGCAACGCGCCGCCCTCGTTCTCCTGCTTGTCCACCGTGGCGGTGTCGGACGCCACCACGTTGTATTCCATCGTCATGCCCTTGTCCGGCAGCGTGTCATGGGTGAGGATATTGGTCACCTTGCGGCGCTGCTCGATCAGTCGCAAATCATCCCTAATCCATGCCACCTTGTTGCCAGTGTCGCCGGTGGCGATGAGGTCACGGCACTCGTGCATGAGCTGCACTGCCGCTTCGTCGCCACGGTAGAGCGCCTGAAGATAGTCGCCGGCCGTGCGATACTCAGCACCCATGACCTTGGCCGGCTCACTGTCGGTGTTCCTGGCAATGGCGGCTTTCATGCTGCGCTGTTCGTCCATGATGCCGTTCAGCTTGTCGTTGATTTCCGCAAGGTCCATTTCGTTTCCTTTCCTGTTGTTTCCGGTTTCCCGAATGTTTTCGCTGCTGCGCTGCGAAGTGATCTTCGCGGCCTCGTAGGCGGGCCATGACACCACCGACACTTCCAGGAGGCGCACGCGCTTGCGGTGGGTGACGCCCTGCTTGTCGGTTTCGTCCTCAATCGGCATGAAGCCGACGCTGAGCGAGTCCAGCGCGCCGTCGCGCAACAGGGCCACCACGTCCCGGCCGCGCTGCGTGTCGCTGATATGCGCCGTGATATGCAAGCCGTCCTCTTGGGGCTGCGCGCCGGTGATGCGGCCGATAAGCTCCCCATGCTGATAGCAGAGCTTCGCCGTGTCCGTATCATCGAAAACACAATCGGCGTCGAACGTCTCGGCACCGTCCCATGTGCTGATGACGCTGCCGTAGGGCACGGCCACGCCCCCCAACGTGCGCCCGTCGCCCTCTTCGGCCGCGCGTAGGCACACGCCCTTAAACCCGATTTCATGCTTCATTCTGCGTCTCCTGTTCCTGTGGTTCCGGCTGCGGTGCCGCGATGAGAGGCGGCAACGCCTCCCTTGCGCGCACCTCGTTCACGTCCATCCAACCGGCCTCTATCGCCGTCTTGTAGGCGTTGAACCGGTCGGCCATGTCGGCGCGCCGGCTGCTGTCCCAGTCGAACGCGGCCGTGCGGCCCCTCGGCAACAAACGGTTGAAAAGTTCCTCTATCTCGCCCGCATAAGCCGCCAACGTGTAATCGGCGAACTCAATCCACGATTGCTCGATATTCGAGTAAGTAAGGTTGCTACCGTCAACGGCCGCCAACATGATGCTCGCCGGGATGCCTAGAAGCCGCGCGATCTGAGTGGTGTCGAACTTCTGCGTCTCCAAAAACTGCAAATCTGCCGGTTTCATGTCCAAGGGCACGTATTTGAGTTTCGAGCCGAGCACCTTCACGTCGCCGGCCTCACCCGTGGCTTTCCACGCCTCCTTGGCGTCCTTGGCCACCTGCGGAGTCACCTTTTCCTCCGTCTGCAAATAGCCCTTGAGGTTGCTACCGTCGCTATAGAACTTGGCCTTGTAGGTGCGGGCCATCTGCGCGGCCTCCACTTCCTCACGCGCCGCCGAGATTGGCCCAAGCCCACGCAACCGGCCTGGCACGTTCAAAAACTTGCAATGAACGATCTGGTCGGCCGTGTAATCATGGCCCAGATAGCTATAGCGGAGCTTGGGCACGGCCGGGTCGTTGCCGTCGTCGCTCACGGTCACGAGGGATGGTGGAAGCACCTCGCAAGAGACCACTTCGCCATCGAAATGCACCAATCGCACGAAAGCGTTCCCGTCCAATACCATGCTTGCCACCATGTCCGCGAGGAAGTCGCGGCGGCTGCGGTTCACGTCCGGCTGAAGCACGATGGAGGAAACCGTGTCGAGCTTCACGCCTCCCCTGATTTCATGGATGGGCAAACCGGTGATGGCGGTTTGCAGCACCTGCACGCCACGGAACACGGTTGAGAGGCTCAACGGGTCGCAGTTCCCCAATCGTGCGGGCGGCTTGATGCCGTCCGGCATGTCCGCGTCGGCGCCGCGCGTCAGCACGCGGCCCGCCATTCTCACACGCTCCCAAATGTTCATGCGGCCAAGTATCACCGCTAAGCGCCAAGCCCGCCACAAGCCCGCCGCCCAGCGCCGCATAATGCCGCCACGCGACGCCGAACGCCACCGGCTAGTAGATTTGCAGCGGCCCCGTTTCCTCGGGCCTGTGGGCGGCTCCCCAAGCCGCCAACATGCAGCTTTCCAACGGTGACGTTAGGCCGGTGCTTCCGCGTCGGCTCACGCGCCATGCGTCGCCGGCCCATTTGCGCGCCGAGTTCGCGGCGCTGGCGTCCAACTCGGGGTCTGCAGCGTGGGTTATCGCGTGGTTAGCCAAGCCGGCAACGAAACTCTGTCCGGCGGTCAGGTAGTCGGCCGAGTCCATGTCCACGAACCGCAGCAGCGGGTCGCCAGCGTCGTCGGTCATGTGGCGCAACCGGTCGGACAAATCGGCGGCGGTGCCGCGCGCGTCGATCACCACCGGAGCGCCGTACTTCGAGCACAAGCGGGTGAGTTCGGTCGGCGCGTACCCGGTGCCGTCCAAGATTCTCAGCAATTGCACCGTTATGGTGCCGTCATTGTTGGCGATGCCAGCCGAAACGCTCGTGTGCGTCCCGTCCACGTCCACCGCGACGCCGAACACCACCGGCCGGCCGTCCAAGTCGCCGGGCGTCACCGGTGCCGTTACCGTAGCCGCCCACAACGCCTCGTCTATCGCCCTGTCGGTTATACCCTCGTCCCGACGGTTGCCGAACGCGCGCGCCCAACCTGCCGGGTTGCCCTGAAACTGTTCGCGGAAGTCGGCCAACTGCGCCTTGTCCCACAAGAGTCCGGCGGCTGGATGATAGCGCATGATGCTGTCCAGATTCTCCGGATCTTCGTCGGCTGGCAGCCCGAAGTCGAACCAACACGTGCGGCGCGACTGCTCGCCAGCCCTGCAAGCGTCAAGTCTACGGTTGAAGAACGTCGATTCTGCCGTTCCCTCGGTGCTGGTTATCCATAGCTGCGGCTGCACGCCGGTGGCCTTAAGCCTTGTCGCCATGGTCGGCATGAAGCCATCCAAAATGGTGTTTCCGGTTTCCTCGGACAACGAAAACGCCTCGTCCAACGTGATTTTGTCGCCTTGGACGCCGTGCCCCGCAACCTTGGTAACGCTCTTTGGCATTATCACGCTGCCATTGGCGAACGGCTGGCGCAAGTCGCCCGCGCCGAGATACGGCCGTGTGGTTATTGCCGCAAGCGGCGAGCTGCCGAGCGTTTTCAGATATTTCTTGAAGTGGTCGCCCGCGTCCTTGCCCGTCTGCGCCAAATAATAGATGAAACGATCTGGTCCCCACTGCGAGTTGCGCGTGTCCACCGCGTCCACAAGCGTGCTTTTTCCACACTGTCGCGGTGTGCTCAATATCACCGTGTCATAGAAGTAAGTGCCTGTGTTCGGGTCTATCTCGCCCGCCACGTCGGCCACCAACCGTTGCCATGGCAGCAGAGGCGTGCCAAGCAACCGGGCGAACTTGGCGACTATATGGCCGTCGGTGCGGCGGTCCGGGTTTCGCTGGGTGCCGCCGCGCAATGGCGTCATGCCTGTGCCTCTTCCAGCAGACTGGCAAGAGCGGGGTCGATTTCCTGCCTTGACTGAAACTCGGTTTTCAATTCCTGGTACCACGCCAAGAGCTGGGCCATGACACGGCTCGTGTCGCGTCCTTTGACGTTCAGCGCGTCGAAATTGCGGGCAATGTTGATCATGGTCTTGCACACGTACTTGGCGTTAGGGTCAAGCTGCCTATCGCCCACGAAACTCTCGATAAGCTCCTTGGTGGCGCGTTCCTGCAAGCCCTCGTTGGGACCATAATAATCATTGAAACCGTCCAAGGTCATTTGCATTTTCCAACCTCCTTAATAGCTGGTTTTCGTTGGTATTCTCTTTATATTCTCTCCTGCCGCAGCAGTTGTTGCCGTTGTTACTGCC